ACTCAGGCGCGGGGTTGGAGCCGTTCGAGTCGATACCGGGCTCCACGAGAATGAACAGGTTCTCGCCCTCAAGCCCGAGCTTGAGCCCGTGCCCACGGATGCGCCGTGCGGCTGGCCGTGCTGCAGTCGGCGCCTCGGTCGTGGCGTACTCGTGGTCATACATCCAGCCGAAGCGGACGTACTCGGTCTCCTCATCGTAATCGTCGTAACGCAGCCACCCAAGGTCAGACGGAAGGCACAGCACGGTGTCGACGTAAGCCGCCCCATCGCGAGCTCGAGCCCAGATGCTCGGCCCATCGTCGGACCCGTTCATCCACGGCCCCAGGTCGACCCACTCCCAGTGCGGCTGCAGCAGGTAGCGCGAGCGCGGGTCACGTGCCCATCGGTTTTCCTGTCGGCCCTGCGAGATCCAGCAGTTGTCCACGCCTGACCCGCCCGAACACTTGGCCCGCGCGAACAGGCGGTAGCGTCCGGTCGGCAGCTTCGCCTGGTCGACGATGCCGTACAGCATGCGCCACTCGGTCGTCACAGCCGAGCGCAGCCGCATACAGTCACCGCGCGGGTTGATTGCTCCCTCCTCAAGCTCCCAATCGCCCGGCTCGGTCGCATCTTCGGCCTCATAGAGGTAATCGCCGGTTACGGCGCCGCTGTGCGTCACCGCGGCCAGCACCATCTGGATACCGACGTTCTCGCCTCCCCAGCCGCGCGTGATGGTGAAGTCGAGTGGCATCGGCGCCTGCCCGTCGAGCGTGCCGACATCGACCAGCACCGGACTGGTCAGATGGCTCGCCGTCCAGAGCGTATCGCGCTCACCGTAGACCCACGGCTCGGCCACCAGCTCGACCGTGTAGATGCCGACGAAGGCGCGGTCCCAGGCGTAATCGAACTCAGCGATCGGCGTCTCGTTGTGGAGCAGTCTCAGGACCGCGGGGCGGGTCGCGCCGCGCGGCGTGATGGTGAGCGTGTTCGTCGGCTTGGCAAGCTCGGCGCGCAGCTCGTTCTCGGCGCTGATGAGCTCGTCCTTGGTCGACGCCTCGAGCTTCACCTTGAACGACGGATGACGCAGCGCACTTGTGCGCAGTCTCACTTGCGTCTGCACGTCGGCATAGGGGTTGTCGGTCTCCTCGGCCGTGCGCGAGACATGGCCCCAGTCGGGCAGCGGCATGACCACGAGGTCTTCAAGGTCGCCCAGCTTGGCCTGCAGGTACTCAGCCATCAGGCGGCCCCCTTCATCAGCCGCGCCACGTCGCGGCCCATCTCGCGGCTGACCATGTCTGTTATCGCCCGCGAAGCGTCGCGGCTATTGCCGACGAACGTGTTGCCGGTCACGTTGACGACCACGGTCGGCACGGCCTTGCCCTTGTCGAGCGGCGTGACCAGCTCGGTCCCGTGCAGGAGCGCGAGATAGCCCGACCGCGGCCCGCTCGCGACGCCGCCCTCAGCGAAGCCCGCCAGCCTGTTGTACAGCGGCGCGCCCGGACCCCAGTACCACGGCGCCTTCGCTTGCGCCGCGTAGGTGCCGGCCTTGCCGATGCCGGCCTTCTTCATGTAGTAGTTGTACTTCGCCGAGCCGCGGCCGTACTTCTGCGCCAGCTTCTCCTCAAACGCCGCCTCCGTGCGCTTGCCGGCCTCGCCCTGCTGCCGCGCCTGCGACATGGCCGCGATCATCTCCTGCGCCGCCTCGCCGGCCTGCATCAGCTTGTTGGCCGTGAAGTCGATCGCGAAGCCGAGCCCGATCATGCTGGCGATGGTGCCGACGCTGCTTGAGCCGATCGTGGTGTTGAGGCGCGCGAACCGTCCCGATGTCGTGCGCGAGGCAGTGCCGACGTACTGCAGCGGCGGAGCGGCGCGCACCGAAGCCGTGCCGACGCGGCCCATGCCGGTGCTCGCGACCGCGGCCGTCGTGTTGAGGCGCGCCACGCTGCCGGTCGCCGCGACCGACGATGCGCGGCCCAGGGCTGCGACCTGTCCCGCTGATACGGTGGACGCACGCCCCAGATTAGCCACCTGGGCACTGCCGGCGCCAGCGCCGCCGCCCTTGAACAGTCCGATAGCGGTCTGCGCGCCACGCGCCACCTTGATAGCTGCGCCGGCTACCAGCAAAGCGCCAGCGATCTGCGGCACGTAAGGCATAATGGGTTTGATGTCCTTGAGAAGCTCGCCGAGTCTCTCGATCATTGGGGTAAGGGCGGGCTCGACATTCTCGGCGATAGCAAGCTGTAGGCCGAGCCATGCTAGATCGAGCTCACGTTGCGCGGCCATGGCATCGTCATAGTTCTTGAGCTGCTTGTCACCCCAGACGAGCCCCATCGACTCGATCTTCTTATTGAGGTCGTTGATCGTCTCTTCTGACTGACTCAGCCATCCGGTCAACGCGCCACCGCCGCGGCCGAACATCTTGAGCGTGATGGCCGTCTTGGCGGTCGCGTCGCCCATCTGCGAGATGGCGTCACGCACCTTGAACAGAATGTCATCGGCATTGAGCGTCCGCAGGTCGGACAGGCTGATGCCGAGGCGCTCGAATGAAGCGATGGCCGTCTTGTTGCCCATGCGCGCGGCGTCGATGTTGCGCGACAGGAACTTGATCCCGGTAGCGCCCGTCTCAGCGTCGACGCCGTAGCGTCGCCACTGAGCGGCGAGACGCGAGGCGCCGGCAGCCTGCATCCCGGTCATGCGCGTGATCGTCTTTACGCCCTTGCCGTAAGTCTCATAGGTCTTCACGGACTTGCCGACCACGGCGGCGAGCGCTGTCCCGGCGCCGAGAGCCATGTTCGCGCCCTTGTCGAGCCGTTTGCCCCAGCGGTCGGCGTCCTGGCCAGTGGCGCGCATCTCATCGCGCGTCTTCTTGAGCGCACTCACGGCGCCGGTGGCATCGCCACGCACGCGGACCAGAAGATCGTAGGCGTTAGCCATCAGGTCACCCTCGCTCCCAGCCTGCGAGCGAGCTCAAGGAACGCCTCTCGCCCGGTCTTGCGCTCAGGCTCACGACGCATCGTGTCGGGCATGAAGTCATCGAAGGTAACGGGCTTCGACTTCGCCCCGCGGTGCGCGTTGACGAGGATCGCTGCGAGCATAGCGGCCCGCACGTACTCGCCCCGCTCTCCGAACGGCTCCATGCGCTCATAGAGCATCCACTCCGTCAGCTCCTCACTCGTCGTCCGCCTGAGCAGTTCGCTTACCGTACATCCCAGTGCCAGAGCGAGCCGGTGGTAGAAGCGCCGCTCCGGCCGTTTCAGTTTCCCGCCAGCCGCTCCGCGTCGCTCGGGAGCAGGCCGGCCAGGCTGGCCCCGACATCGTAGAGCCGGTCCAGCACGCTCGCGCTCTTGCCGGACAGCAGTTCCACGTCGTCATCAGAGAACAGTCGTTTCCCGTCCGCATCGCACAGGATGCGGACCAGGAACTTGGCGTGGAAGTTGCGCGGGTCGACGCCGCTGGACGGGTCGGAGCGGTCTCGCAGGATAGAGCTCTCGAATGAGTCACGCTCCTCTCCCGTCATCGCCTTGAGCCGGACCGTGCAGCCCCACTCAGGCACATGCACGTCCTCATGCCGCAGATCGTCAGCGGCCAGGATGAGGTCGCGCGTGCCCTGCTTCTTGGCTGCCATCAGGAGCCGCTCCCGGTAACCGTCATGAGCACGTCTCCGGTGACGCGCAAAGTCACCTCGGCCGTGACCGCCTCATCGATGGGGAAGTCCATCGTCGGCTGCGTCTTGACCAGGGCCGCGAAGGCGAGCGTCATGGTCGGCGTGGTCGGGTCGTCCTTGATCTGGAAGTTGGTGGGCTCGTCGTCCTCGGCCGCGTCCCAGAGCGCCTTGTGGATGGCATTGCCGGGGATCCAGTTGATCGGGAACGTGCAGTCGCCGTAGTCCTTGAGCCCCATCAGGTACTCTTTGGCGGTCGAATCGTGCGAGGTCACGTCGATCTCTTCGCGCTCTCCTGACGGGCTCGTGATGTCGCCCACCTCGGGCACGCGCTGGAACGTCTCGGGCGTCGACCCGTTGCCCATGTAGAGGCTGAACGGATGGCTGCGGATTGCCTGAGTCTGGGTCATGTCGCTCTCCTTAGTCTGTGCTTGTGGTCCAGAACAGCGCGTCGATGATGACGCGGTGCAGGCTGGTCTCCGGGTCGGGCAGGTCGTTCTCACTCTCCACCGTGAAGCTGGCCGCGCGCACGGCGGTCTTGACCGCATCGGCCACCGCATGCGCGAGCGCATAGGCCGAGTCCTCGCCGTCAGGCTCGGCCCAGCAATCGATCTGGACCCGCGGACGCTCCCAGCCGGCCAGCCCGTCGTGTGACACCGGCGCGTCACCGAGCGAGACCTGCCGGTAGACGATGCAGGGGAACAGCGCCGCGATGGAGTTCGGCTCCGACTGCGGCAGACGGCCGGGATAGATGCGTCCGTCGACCATCGACAGGAGCGCGGCGTCGGCGCACA